TTTCATCAAAATAAGCTCTTAATCTTTCTAATAAAGCTGTTTTTTCAGCAGTAGCTGCCGCTAATAAATCAGCTTGATTTAATGTTGTTTCAGCATTAGGAATTGGAACAGTACTATATTTACCTCTAACATATCCTAAAATTTCTTTACATAAAGCTAATGTATACTCAAATATCCATTGTCTACCAACTGAATTAATTAACCTATAAACTGGGTTTTGATAAGGCATATTTGAAACATTTGTTATTTCACCACAAGCAGGATGTACACTACTACTTATTCTTTCATTTCTTTCAATATATTCAAACCAAAGATTACCACAACTATCACCTGCACCTCTTCCATCATAAGCCCCTGGTATTGGGAATATTCTTAATACATTATTATGAACTTCAAAACTATAATTAGATAATCTAACTTGTTCATTCATTTCAATTTGTTGAATAACTTGTAAATCATAATTTAAAGGCATCATTAAATAACCAACACCTTCTCCAAATCCACCTAAACCAACAACTCCAGCAGCTAAAGCTCCTCCAAATCCAAAACTATCATAAGGATTTAAATATAAAGCAGAGGCAGGTAAAGGATCTTGAAAAAATACTCTTTTAATCTCAATGCTACCAGTTATACCTTGATCTTTTGCCCAAACTTTTAAATCATAATCTTGTACACTAGCACTTAAGGGAATACTACCTTTATACCAAGTAACATTACCTCCAACACCTGCTTCTTCAGCATACTGTTCAGATAATCTAACTATGTTTTCAAAATTTGGAGTTACTATTACTTCATTTAAATTTATATCTTCATAAGGTAAGCCTGTAAGATCTAAGATATTTTCTCTAATAAGATAAGCATATAACTCATTTCCATAAGTTGTTATTGCTTCTTCAAAAGCTGTAAAAATAGAACCTGATTGTAATTCAACATCCATTAAAGGATATCCTAATCGCGTTGTGACAAATTTAGCAACTTTAACACAGTCTACTTGAAAATCAATATCATTATTATAAAATCCAAAAGGTAATGCATTAGGGTTCCATATTGGATCGCCATCATAAATGGGAATATTCATAATATTATTAGTTTTATTATAAATATGAAAAAAAAGACCTCAAATTGAGGTCTATTTTAATTCTATGTTTATGTCTTATTATGGGTTAAAAACCATTAAATAAGCCGAGTTTGGATGAGCATCAGCACTTCCAGATAACCATAAAGAACCAGTTACTGTAGGTTCAGAAGTTGGTAATGCATTAAAGACAACTGTATCTGCACTACTACTTACTAATAAAGAACCTGTTATTACTATACTTCCAGTAACTTCAAAAGATCCAGATACAGAATGTGATCCTGTAAAAAATCTAAAATTATTGTCTAATTCATTAATTGTTAAAGCTGATCCTTTTCCGTCAGATCCTGTTCTAAATGTTAAAGCCATTTTTTAATTTTTTTTATTTTATTATAAATATTAAGAAGAACCTACAAGGTACTCTATTCTTACATCTTGATTATTTGCTTTTGCTTTTATGCTATATAAAGAAGCAAAATCAGAAAAATACTTAATATCAACATATCCTTCTACTACATAATCATAATAATTAGTGCTATCAAATTGTGCATTTGAAAACATTAATGATTTGCCTGGGTCTAATTTAAATACACCTTCATCACCACTTCCTTCATTACCAGTATTAGGAGATTGAGCATCTGGGCTATCTTGGATTAGATAAATAGATACGTAGTTATTAGCATCTAAATTCGTAAATCTCATGTATTTAACGGTATCTCTAACGAATGAACCAGCTACTTGGGATGATTCGTCATCTACAAATCTTAATAGTTCAACTCCCGTATTTTCCCATTTAGAGGATATTGTATCAATTCTTCTTACTAATTGGCAAACACCAGGAATGACCTTTCTATTCATTGCTGACTCAATGTTGCCATTAGGTAATTCTATACTTTCATTAATAGTTACTGTTAAAGAACCAGTAGGATTACAGACTGCCATAAGTTATTTTGGTTATAAATATTAAATTAATCCCTATAATACCAAGAATAAAAAAAAGCCCGGTAAAAACCGGGCTTTAATTTAACTATGTTAAATCTCTAATTATAGAGTATTTAATCCAGCCACATTAATGATACCATAGAATTCTGGTCTTACCATCTTCTTAGCGTATCTAGTAAGTAGACCTTTTCTTGGTACGAATGTATCTGGGTCGTATACTAGTGGAGTCATAATTAATGGAATGTACGGAGCGAATACAGCACCACTTTCTAGGAACTGGCCACCTCTATATCCTAATAGGATTTGGTTAGCAGTCATATAAGGGTTTTTGTATACTTTTTGTCTGGAGTTAATAGCACCGACTTTTTGTACACCAAATGCATAGTTCATTTTCGCAGCATCACCGTCTGTATCAGCAGCAAATCCTGGAATAGATTCTAAGATTGTAGCTACAGTTGGAGAACATACAAGGAAGTTTGCACCACCTCTTAATGTTTTCTGGTGAATGATGTTACTCACTTTTTGGATTTTAGTTCCAAGAGTTTGGAACCACTGTCCTTGACTATTGTAAAATCCTAAGTCGCTTATAGCGCCTGTACCTTGTACAATAGCTTGATTGTTAACAGCTGACCAAGCCTCTGTTGCACCAGCAGCAGAATCAATTAACATACTTAAGATTTCTAAGTCAATTTCTAATGAAATGTACTCACTTAAGATTGAAGTTAATTCAGCTTCAGCATCTAGAGCATGGTATGCGTTAAGATCTTGAGCGAACTCAGGAGTCCAAACAGCTTTTAACTTTCTAGTTTTAGCAACAATAGCAGATGATTGCATCTGAATGTTGATTTCTGGGATTACCTGATCTGGGCAGCAATCTTTTTCCTCATCGTTGAACGAGTTAGGAACTGAGTTACCAGCTTCGAAATCACCTCTGTTTTTATCAGTAGGTTGGATTTGATAGTTAATCCAAACAGAAGCGGTACCATTTGAAGTTGCACCACTAGTAAATGCTGATTTAGTAACAATAAACGTTACATCAGCACCACCATCATAATCAGTAAATTCTGATAATTGCTCACCAGCTACAGTTCCGTCTGAACCTGTAATTACAGCAGCAGTAAGTGATCCAGTAAATAAATTGAATCCTTTAACACCTTCAAAATCACCATTAGCTAATGATGAAGTTGCTACAGTTACAGCATAAAAAGTACTGTGATCGTTTGCAGTTGAACCAGAGTAAGTTGCATTGTAGTTCATTTGTCCCCAAGTTGCTTCGACATAATCACCAGCAACCATAGTTACTTTAGATTGAGTATTCTGTATAGAATATCCAAATCTACCTGAACCATATAATCCACCTTCGTTTGTGTTACCAAATGGTAGATTATCAGAGTTTCTGTTACCATATAAAGAATTTCCAGAGTCAAATGGAGTCTTTGCACTACCGTACTGGAAATCTAGATAAAATACTAGACCAGAAGGTAAGTTCATAGGCTGAACAGAAACGAATTCTTGAGCAGATATTTGTCCGAAGACTTTTCTAACTAATGGTAAAGCTACACCAGCCCACTGACCACCAATATTCACACCTGTTTGTGATTGGAATGTACCAGAAGAAGCTGCGCCACCACCTGTAGAACTTTGCTCAACAACAAGTTGCTTAGCTTGGTTTTCAAGGATAATACCCATATTATTTTTATGAGTTCCATCTAAACCTTCTAATAAACCTGTCTTTTCCCATTTACTAGCTAATTTAGCCGCGTCAGACTGTAAAGACTGATATGGGTTCGCGCTTTCTAATAATGAATTTAAGCTCATTTTTTTCAGTTTTAAGGGTTATTAATTAAATTAAATTAAACCTGCTAATTGTCTCATTCTGTCATAGACAGCATTTGATTCAATTATTGGTTGTTTAGCTTCAGATATTACACCTGTAGCTTTTGAAGCACTACCTTGGATTGATCTTTTAGAAGGTTTAGATTTATTTGTTATGCCTTCGTTTAAGGTATCAAACACGATTTTAGCTTCTTTAACTGAAGTTGTTTTGTCAAATGCTTTAAGCACTTTAACTTTTTTATCTTCAGATAAGTTCTTCGATTTGAAAATTTTATTGGTATATAAAAGTTTTGCGTTTAATAGATTTACTTCATTAAGTTCTGCTTTTAATTCATTTACTGAATCAATTGCTGCCTTAAGATCTTCTTCCATTTTACGCATTTTTTCTGTTTCAACTTCTGCCTTATTGTCTCTGAAACGTTCATCACCTTGTTTTCTTTCTTTCTTGGTCATGTACTCTTTTCTTTCGTCAATTTCGACATCAACATCAACGTCTTCCATATCCTCAACTTCCACTTCGTCATCTTCAACGAATTCTTCACCAGCTTCGATAGTACCATCAGATACAAGATCTTTGATAACATCTTCAATGAATCCTTTAAGGTCGTCTTCAGACATATCTTCTAGGTCGATTTCTTTGTCTTCTTCGTCTTCTTTTTCGTCTTTCATGCCGTCTAGGTAGCCTTCTTCTTCAGCATCCGTTCTAGCATCTTCTTTGACGTCTTCTTTATCTTCAGCTTCGTCAACTTTGTCTTTGATGTCTTCAGCATCTTCACCAGCATCTTTAGCTAGTTTAGATATCTGATCTAAGTCATCTCTAACTGCGTCAACTTCTCTGTCGATTTCTTTTTTATCAGAATCTGACATTTCTTCTTCCATTTTGTCTTCGTCCTTTTTTTCTTCATCGAGCTCAGCTAATAATTCGTCAAGATCGATTTCGTCAAGCTCTTCTTTTTTAGCTTCGTCCATCTCTTCTTTTTCTTCTTTTACATCTTCTTTATCAGAATGTTTGGCTTCGTTTTTAACGTCGTCTTCTTCGTACTTTTTACCGTACCCTTCGTCAACGTCTTCTTTGTCCATTTCTTCTAATTTAGCAGATAGCATAGATTTAAGATGAGGTGTAAAAGCTTCTTCAAGAGCAAGTTTAGCATTTGCGATAGCTACTTCCTTAACGGCTTTAGCATCAGCAATTGCTTCTTTTAACAAATCTTGGTTTGCCATAATCTCAAAATTTAAGTTTGTGAAGTACGATTATTAAGAATCGTAATAGGAATTATTAATTTACTAACACCATATAAGGGATGGTGTATTACGGTTATACGTATATGAATATTTTGGAAAAATTAAAAAACAGGACAGCTTCCTTTTGAACAAAGTATCTCATGAATAATTTTATTTACATTAGTATAATCATAAGTTACTGTTTGTTTTCCTTCCTGTAATACTGACATAAATGAACCTGGGTTAGATGGTGTAGAAACAAAGTCCCAACATAATAATTCAAAATCATCTTGTACTTCCATTACACTACCATTTTGTTCTAGTGAACCCATACCTCTAGATGATACACCTACTGTGACACCATTTTTAATAAGTTCTTTTAATATGTTACCCGAAGGAGTAGGTAAAATTTCTATTTTGCCCATTAATTGATCTCCATCCCAACCATAGTCAGTTACTAAATGTGAAACGTTTTTTAAATTAATTACTGTAGATTCGGGATGGTCTAATTCTCCCATTGAACGTCTTTCTTTAACTAATTGATCGTATTTTTCCATTTCACGATCCCATAACTCTTTTTTATAATATCTACCATTACCGTTTTTTACTTCAGCAGTTGCTAAAATACCTTCAACGATAAGGTTTCCACTTTCTTTATTAACATTTTCAGTTAATTGAGTAGGGGAAATTTTTACGGTATGGGTTTCTATTAATAACTGTTTACTCATATTATACGTTTACAGCATAATCTGATGTAGATTTGCCTACTTTTTTAGGATCTAGAAAAGGTTTTTGTTTGCTTCTTGTTGGGTTATTTTTTTCATTCCAACTTACTGCGTCCATTTCTTCTATTTCTTCACCTTCATCTACTACTTCAGTTTGTTGATATTTTTTACCCGCCATTTTTTCATACATTTTTTCCATCTTGCCTTTTCTTTTCTCTAAAAGCTTGATTTCTTTTTGCATGTCCTTCATTTTCTTTTTATCAATTAATTCTTTTAAATTATCATCTTCATTAATTGAACTTACTCTTTCAATTTTTTCATTAATGTAGTTATTTAAAAATTCTAATTGAGCTTCCATTTTAGTAATATCACCTGCTTTTCCTATTTCAGCTAATTTAGTTTCAATATTTTCTTTTTTAGGTTTTTTACCCATTGCCTTTTTAATTGCCTTATCTCTTGCAGCCATATAATCATCTGAATCTATATCGCCATCTCCATCATGATCTTTTCCTTTAGCTTCATCCATATCTTCTTTTTCTTCTTGCATAGTATCAGAATAAGATACAGCAGTACCTTCATCTTCCATTTCATCCATAGGTAATTTTTCTTCTTCTTTTTCAGCCATCATTTGTTTGATAACTTGACCTGACATAGCTGCTAAAGACATTGGGTTACCAGAAGTTACTATACTACCCATATCTTCATTAAGTTGTTTTTTATCACCACACCCACAATCATCTTCATCTTTTGATTCTTTTACAACTTGCATAGCGTTATCACTATCCTTTAATTTTTCACTATATCCACTACCACCATAAGTTTCACCATCGTTTTCAGATATTTTTTGTTCTTTATATCCTAAACCTTTAACACCAAATTGACCTTCTTTTACATAATATAAAGGATCTTTTGCTAAATTTTTAACAGCAATTTCTTTAGCTTCATCTAAAGTTAACTCACTATTATAATTTATTTCACATTGAATACCAGTTAACATTTCTTGAGCGTTAACATTATTAATGTTGTCAACAGAAGGATCATAATCATAGTTATGTGAAGCAATATTTTCTACAGTTTTAGATTCTTTAAATGAACCCGCTAACTTATTATCCATACTATATTTGCCTTCATTGTTTTTGATTTTTTCATCTTCTTCCTTAGTATTAACTTTTTCTTCGTTATTTACTATAGGTTGTAAAGACTCACCTTCAGCTAAAAAACTCTCAAATTTACTCCAAAATGGATCTTTAGCTCTAGTGTCAATTGTATTAATAGGTTTCATATCAATGTAATTTTCATTGATTAATTCCTTGTGTAATTCTTCTGGTTTTTTCATAATTTTAATTTTCTAGTAATGACTCAATATCTTTAAAATAATCTTCTATTAAATCAGTTCCTTTAACTACATCAAAACTTTCTGGGTTTTCTCTGTAGTATTTAATTGTTTCAATTTTACCTTGTCGTAATAATTTTTTTATATCTACTAATCTAGATTCAAGTTTATCAAAAGCTTGAACTCTTTGCTCTTGAAAATTTTTAACTTTATTATCTTGTTCCTTGACCAGTCTATATTTCATATTATACATATTAATAAAGCTTCTTAACTATCATTCCTGAGCCCTTTTGTACGTATGTACCGTCTTTATTTTTAGGCACTAATTTATATTTAAATTGCTTTGTATATGCACTATCTGTAACCCCATCAGGACCAGCAGCAGGTCCAGGACCTAAAGTTGCTCCATCACCTAATTTACCTTCATCAACATTAGTTGTTGTTTTTAATGTTTTAGCTAAATTTAGGGCTTTTAAATATTTTTTATTTTTTTCACTTGGGTTTTCCATTTTCTTAATTCGTGAAATTTCTTTTTTAATTTTAGATAATGGAATTTTTTCTCCCTTAGGTATATTTAATCTTTTTCTTACTGTACCTTGTTTTAAATTACCTGCTTTTTTACCTTTAGCAGCCATTTTTTCATAGGTATCACCTTCACCTAATCCGCCTGGTCCTTTTAATTTTTTACCATTTACATCTCTGTCATAACCACAAGTACCTTCATTTACATCATAATCATAAAGTTGTTTTCTAACTTTATAAATTTTATCCTCAAGTTTATTTAACCTATTACCATAATCATCAGCTACAGGACCTCCTTCGGGTTCAATAGAAGGATCATTTTCCATATCTCTGAATATTTGTTGTCTTTCTTTTTCATAATCAGCTAACATTCCTCTTAATGTTAAAGCTTCATCATAATCAATTCTTTCATTCATTGTATAACCTAAAGTACTTACTAAACCTGATGGCATTTTCATTCTGTACTTAGATTTATTTTTTTTCTTTTTACCTTTAGGTCTTAAAGGTTTTCTAACAAATGCAAAAGGAGTATTATAAGCACCAGCAGCACCAGAAGTTGAGATTTCTTCTACTTCATCTTCCAAAATATTTCTTCTACGCATTCTTTTAAATTCCTCTGGGTATTCATTTCTTAAATGCGTTCTTGCTTTATTTCTTACACTACGAATATCTTCGTATATTTCTCTCCATTTATTGTCTGCTTTAGTTTTTTGGAATACTCTTTTAGATGTATCTAAGGCATCATCTAATTCTTCCATTAATTTGTCAAATCCAGGTAATTGAGTAATTGTCCATTTAACAGCTCCAGTTTCTGGGTTTATATTTGTAATGGTAGATTTTGTTGTCCCATCATCACTAAAAGAAACCTGTCCTACCTTAAATGGTTCTCCTGGTTTGCGTTTTAGTTCTTTTGCTGCTTCTTCAGGTGAAGCAGTTTTAGACATTTCATTAAGTTTATATTTGTACGCCATTTGCTACTTTTATTTCCTTTACTAATTCATAATAACGTAACAAATCAACTAAATTATCATCTCCAACTTTATCAGTTTTTTCTAATTCAACTAAAAATTTACTTACTTCATTTAATTTAATTTGAGTAGTTTTATCTTTAATATTTTCAATTACTGATTTTAAACTATCTTTTAACTCATTAATTTTAGTATTATAAAAGTTTCTTAAACCAGGAGTAGAATCAACAGAATTAATAAATTCTTTTAAAACTGTTTTTTGTTCTTCTGATAAACTATCGTATTTACTATTAAATTTTTCTAATAATACTTTATAAGTTAATATTCTAGTATCCTTATCATAATCATTAAATTCTTGGATAATATCTTTTTTAACATTTTCAGCATTTACTTCCTTTTTTGTTAAATGCTCTAATAAAGTGATTTTATTATTAATTAATTGATTAGAATCAACATCTTCTTTATAATTATAACCTTCAATTAAAGTATATAAAGCTGCTAATTCTTTATAATTTTTTATCTTAGAACCAAAAAACACATCCAAATCATAGTGTTCTTTAATTTCATTTATAAGGTTATATTTTTGTTTTTTTAAAGATGATCTACTAAACCTTTTAGAATTCTCTAAAATAGTACTTATTATAGTATTAGCTCTGCTTTCACTTATAACATTAGATTTTAGAACTGATTCATATAGTTTATATTCGCGGCCTAATGAAGTTTTAACAAAATATTTTTTTAAAATATCAATTGCTGGGGAATTAGAGCCTTTTAAGGTATCTGCGGTTATTTGTCTAACAAGCAACTCAAAAAGAACACCTGTATTTTTATACTTTGAATGTTTTATTTTCATCAAAAAATATATTTATTTATAAATATTAGTAAAGACTTACTTCTTTAATTGTTTTTCATCTAATAGCGATATATCTTCCTTATCCTGTTTATCTTGTTCAAAAATTAATTTTTTACTATCTAATTGTTTGAATAGATCTTTGTTTTTTAAGAAAGTTGTTTTAGCCGTTTCTAACGCTAAAGCACTACCACCTTTAAATTTAGGTCTTAAATCATCTGAATCATTTTTATCAGTGTCCTTCATACGTTTAACACCTAATCTATCTTTACCAAAATTATCGTCTTGAGTATTACGTTTTACATTAGTAACTTTAGGTCTTCCTAATTTAGGATCATCAGCGGCATATTTATCTTTTTCTGGCACATTACCAGGATCTGTATACATTCTGCCTTTACCATATAAAGAAGCTAAATCATGAGGTGTACCATAAGATTTACCTGTTTGTACTGGGTCATTACCTTCTGCCTCAATTTGTGCTAATCTAAATTTACGTTTAGCATCCTCTCTACTTAAGTCTCTATATTCCTCATATTGATCTTCACTAAATTGATAAACATTATCATAAATCCAATCAGATGGAACTAAACCTTGACCTAATAATTCACCTGCTAATTCTGTTTTAGCTTTAAGTAATTCTATTTTTTCCTGTTCTAGTACAACTGATGGGCTAGTTAACTCTAAACTAAAATTAGTTAACGTTTCATCAGTATAACCTTGAGTGTATAAATGAACTAAGGCAATTTTATTTAACTCTGATAGTACAATTCTTTGTAGTCTTTCAATTGTACGAGCAAACCTAATATCTTGAGCTGCTAATGTAGCTTTACCTTCTACACCTTCTTCATAACCTAAAAATGCTTTAGGAATTTTAAGTGCAGCAAATAATTTACCTCTTAAATATTCTACATCTTGAATTCCATCATATGCTAATCCAGGTGTTGTTTCAATTTTAGTACTAGTATCATTACCACGAATAGGAATATAAAAATCTTCCATCATGTTTTGCATATTATACTTTAAGTTATACTCACCTGTTTTATCATCTAGGAATGGAGTTCTTTTTAACTGTGAAATAGTTTTTTGCATAAATGTTTCTATTTCATTAGGGGGAATAGAACCAACATTCATATAAAAAATTCTTTTTTCTGGTGCTCGGGCAATTCTATGAATTAACATAGCATCTTCCATTAATGCATATTGTTTATATAATTTACGAGCTGGTTCAATATAAGATCGGCCATAAGGTAGGAAATTAACATCAGAAACTAGTCTAAAATGAGCCATTTCATAATTATCAAAATAAATACCACTACTATCTTCCATTGATCCTGCTGCTTGTCCTGGTACTGGGTAGTAACCTGAACTTAAACTAATTAAACCATCAGGAGCGTATTTATATCTTATTGCGTTAGGATTTTTATCATCAAAAGCTTCTTGTCTTTCAATATGAAATGCAGTATAAGGTATAACATTATAAACACCAAATTTTTCAGCTATTTCTAATTTTAAGAAAAAATCACCATATTTACACATTTGTCTAATCCACATCCAAAGATTAAACTCAATATTTAAAACATCATAAAATAAATTATATAATATTTTTTGTATGTCTTCATTAGAACTTCTAATTTGAAGTACTTCTCCCATATCATTTTTTAATGTAGATTCATCAGATAAAACATCTAACGCTGATGCTATAATAGCATCTTGATCCATTACATCATATTCAGAATATAATATAGGTCTTAAATATTGATAATTTACATTAAATTGAGCCCCATAAAGTGAAGAAGGGCTAGTTGAGGAATAAATTCTATTATATCTGTCAATTAGAGAATTAGTTTCAATTTCTCCCATTGATTGAATTTTACCACTATCAATTACTTTCAATTGGTTTCCACCAACATTACGAATAACTACGTCTGTTGAAAATAATCTTCTTAATCTACTAAATACGCTTTTATCAGCCATAATTTATTTTATTGTTATAAATATTATTTAAAGAGCCAATCAATGTTCTCTTTACCATCTTTAGTTTTTATATGGTAAGGATTATCAGCTCCTGTTGCAAAATATCCCCCTTGATAGGAAGATCTATTAACTTTAATATTATTTAAAGCATTTTTTGTTATATCAATACCTCTTTGTCTATATTTTAAAGCTGTATCTCTAATATACATTGCAATCCCAAAAGCCATCACTAAATCATCATTATAACCACCTTGAGCTTCTGGTCTGCCATTTTTCCAGATAAAAGTTCTCATTTCTTCTAATAATCTTTTAGATTGAAATGTAACACCTTTATCACTTAAATATTCTTGAAATTTACCTACTACCATAGGTCTAGTTCTAGATGACATAGTAAACCCAGCTGTCATTCTAGATGTGTCCATATACTTATCAAAGTAAGTATTAGCATTACCCTCCGTTTTTGGAGAATAATATAAATTAGGATAAGCTCTATCTATACAAACTTGAATAGTTGCCCACCCTATATTAGCGTTTTCTACTACTAATAAAGCTTCATTATATTCTGTAGCTAAACCTACTAATAAATGTCCATATTCTTTAGTCCCAATTTGTCCTTTATACTCAGCAACTTGTACATTATTTTCTATATCAATAACATGACAAGCAGAATAATCTTTACCATCACCTCTTGCTACATCAGCCACTACCATATAAGATCTACTATAATCTGGAGATTCCCAAACCCATAAATTTTGATCAGCCCCTCTTCTTTCTAAAGGATCTTTAATAAAAGTTTTATCATAGTATTCTATGTATTCTGGGTAAAACACAATATCACCAGAAGTACTAAAATCACAATCACATTCTTGAGCTGCCATTCTAGGATCACCTAGTAATTCATCTTGTCGTTTTCTCCAAGCTTCATCTCTTTCAGGATGTACATACCAAGGTAATTTAATAGGTAAAAATTCATTTTCTGCTGCTTCTGCTCTTGTCCATGTTTGATGGAACCAATTTCCAGTACCATAAGGAGTACTTAAAGCAATACAACCACCACCAGTTGCTAATGTTTGTTGAGCCGAAGCCCATATCTCACCAATATTATCAATAAAAGCTGCCTCATCAATTAGTAGTAAAGATACTGCTTCTGATCTACCAGCATCACTACTTGCAGATGTTGCTTTAATTATTGATCCATTACTAAGCCGAAGTGATAATTTATTATTTTCTTCTGCTTTAATTTGCAACCAAGAAGGTAAATTATCATACATAAATTTAACTTTCGTAACCATGTTACGGGCTGTTTCTTGTTTTGTTGCAATACAAAGTACGTTTTTATCTTTATGAAATAACATTAACCATAGAGAATATCCAGCCGTTAAAGTAGAAATACCTAACTGTCTAGATTTAAGAATAATTGAGTAGGGATTATCTCTAAATAAATGTAATGATTTTTCTTGAAATGGATATAAACCAAATTGGATTCTACCTCTTTGTGGGTGTTGTATAAAACAGTATTTTTTCATAAAATGAGCAGGATCCTTAGCACATTTTAAATACTCTTGTCTTATTATTTTTTTTAAATCCTTATCTGCCATTATCTAGGTAATGAGTAATCTATTACATGGATTGTAATTAGAGTACCTACTACCCCTCCTACAACTCCAACCCATGGTTTTTTATACCATTTATCTACAACTTTTAATCTATCATCATACAACTGAATTTGTTCATTAAGAATTTTTACTTGTTGGAGCCTGTAATTTAAAATTATACTATCTTGTTTAGATAACATTTCATAGTTTCTAATTTGTGACTCTAAATCATAAATTAAAGTAGTTTTTATTGAATCTTGTTCTTTAAGAGTATCAATAGCTAAAAAGAACTCATTAAGTTCTTCCTGAGGGATTTCAATTATCTCTTGACTATAACAATTTAAAGTTACAGTCATGAGTAACACTAATAAAATATGTTTCATATTATTTTTTTCTATATTTTTTCTCGAAACTGTCAATTGTTTTTTTAGCATCTTTAGTGCTTTTAACTTTAGATTTAGTAGTTTTAATTTTAGCAGAAGTTTTTTTAATATTTGATTTTGTTACTTCTTTTTCTTTATTTACTTTATCAGCACTTTTAGTAATAAAATCTAATTTGTCTTCGTTAGCTTTAACTCTTCTGTTAAAATCTTTTTTACTTTGACTTTGTTTCGTAGATGCAAATATAGCTAGTATACCGGCTATTGCACCTCCAATTCCTAATATAACTTTCCAAATTGTTTTCATAAATGTGGGTTTACAATAAAGATTCTAATTCTTTCTTTATTTTTGTTAATTCTCTTAAACGATCTGTTAATTTAGCTTTTTCTTCACCTTCTGAGTCTTTCCATTTTTTAACTACTTGTTTCATTTCTTTAGTAGTCTGTTGAAGTTTATTAGCTATTTTAGATACAGAATCTCCTTTTTTAGCTGCCTTAGATGCTTGTTTATCCATTTCATCATCATCAATCTCATTCATCTTATCAATATCTGATTTAAGTTTAGCTGTTTTTTCTAATTCTTTATTTAGTTCTTTAGCATTATCAACTTCTTCGTCAGTTACCTCAGACAGTATTTCAATAATTTCTTCTTTTATTTGAGCTTTAAATTCTGATAATTTCATAGTAGAATATTTTATTTATAAATATCACGAAAGAACTGATAATTTAACTGATTTTATACGTTCCTCTGTTGATCCTTTAATTTCAATTAAATTTTTAATTCTATGTCTATATTTACTAAGTAATAATTGAATTGTATCATCAATTTCTTTTCTATATTCTGCATTAGTTTCTCTAACACCATTATTTTCTATATCAACCCCTTCAGGTGAAACATAAAATATATAATCATATTCCTCTAACATATAAGATGCAAATTGACAAAAATCATCAGCTTCAAAATAATACATTGATTTAGAACATTTAGCAAATGCCATTACATCAATAATTGTTCTATCAGTAATAATATTATCATTCATTAATTCACTTGCCCTTTCAGCTAAAAATACAGCTTGACCCTTAACAGTAGAATCAGTATTTAAAGGAATACCTAACTCCATTAAATATTTAGATCGTTCTGTTGTTGATTTATAATCTTTAAATTCAGGTAATTCAGCTAAAGCATTAACTAAAGTTGTTTTACCTACTGACATTGTTCCGCAAAATCCTATTTTCATAATTAAAATGGTAAATTATCACTATTATCTTCTTGTGATGATCCAGGTAAAACCCTATAACTATCACTGTCAAAATGTTGAGTTGACACCTCGAATATACAACTTCCTTCTTCAAGAGCCAACATTTGGTGAGGTTGTCCTGGCATTAAGTGTATACAATCACCTACTCTAACTATTTGTTCTTTTATTTCTGCTGTTTCAGTATCAATCCAACTGTATTGAAATTCACCTTCAGAAATATACCATGCTTCATCTTTCAGTAGATGATAGTGCATAGAGAATTTTTTACCTTTTTTAAATACTAGTAATTTACCACAGTATTTTTCATTATTAATAATCCATAACTCATGACCCCAAGCTTTTTTATGGATTTCTCCTTTATAAGGCATTGCTTGTAGTGTATGTTCCCTCATATTAGTTTCTATATGTTTCTCCTTTAGGTGCAGATGTTTTATACCAAGGTAATCCTTCTCTTTCTCGCATAATTTCTTGAAAATCTGCTTCTGAATATTCTATACCACTTAAAAAATAGCTTTTTTTAAACTCACTTTGTCTTGATAATGGAACTATTGCTGGTGCGTCCCATCTATGATGTTTAAAATGTTCTTCACCTTCCATTTTTATTAAATAATGTCTTGCACCTTTATATTTTATTACTTTTTCTTCAAATAATTTTTTACTTTTACTCATTTTTTTTATTTTTAACCATTTCTATTTATAAATTTCATAAAACTATTATCCTTATCATATGTTAAACCAGCTATAGTTTTAATTTTATTATCTTCTTCACTCCAAACTGTTGAATTATCTTCAGCTTCTACAAAATCATCCCATTCTTTTTGATCCACTAATATTTGCTCTGCTACTAATGTACCATGAGCTCCTGATACTGAAATACCCCTAGCGGATAATGCATCACCTACAAAGTGAACATTAGGATATTTTGTTAGTGAGAGATCTTTATAATTAACTAATGGCTCAGGAGCTAAGTATTTAACTTCAGGTACATAAATTCCCCAATCATCTTTAAGTGTTGGAAATACTTTTTTCATATCGTTAATAAAATCTTCTATATATTGATAATATCCTTGAAATGCATCTTTAACTACATCTAAATTATCAATTTTAGTAGCTGATACATCAACACCTTCTGATGTTGTTGATGGTTCCCTACTAGGACTATAAAACAAACCTGTACTATTATCTTGTACTTTACCTACTACTTCTCTAGCCCATTTAAATGGTTTATCAATACCTCTAATTTCCATTAGAATACCAAAATTAGTCATATCATTTCTGAACGATTCATCTTTTTTAGCGTGTCCATTATAGCTGTGGTCTCCATAAGTTTCCTCAACTGCAACGTAGGCAGCATTGTTATTAGTACAGAAACTCCTGAGTGATACTCCTTTATCTTCATATTTTCTATATAATTTAAAATCATAAGCAATATCAATTAATTTTTGAAAATGTTTTTGTGGTGCTTCAAATCTAACACCTACTTGAGCTGGTTTTTCTTCTGTTGGTAAATCATATTTTTTCATTATTTCAGAAGTAAAATCAATACCTGATTTACCAACT